TATTAAAGTCATACGAAAATTTGGCTGCGCAGGAAGCCGTTCGTATATTTACAGGGTAAGGTTGCGAGCGAGTCAAGACCGATCATTTAAATTAATTAGTTATGGAAGATTTGATGTTCCAAGCCCAACAAAAAGATGTTCAATTTTTGAATGACGAGCAGATCCGTGAGGTTTGCCCGGTTGCTTTTAGTGAGAAAGCAAGTAATGAAGTGAGTGAACATTATACTCACATCCCAACTAACCGTGTTATTAATGATATGCGTGAATTAGGTTGGGGAGTAATTGAAGCCAAGCAGGTTTCAGCTCGTAAAAAAGCTACTCAAGGATTTCAAAAACACATGCTTGTTTTCCGTCACCCAGATTTGATGGTTGAAGGAAAAGATGGTGATAATGTTTGGCCTCAAATCATCATGACTAATTCTCATGATGGTAAAAATTCATTCACGTTCCAAGCAGGCATGTACCGATTTGTTTGTTCAAATGGATTGGTAATTGCCGATGAGGAATTTGGTTCAATGAAAATTCGCCACATGGGTTATGATTTTGAAACATTGCGTGAAACAATTAATGAAATGGTTGAAAAATTACCATTGACAGTTGAAAGCATGAATCGATTTAAAAATACAGAATTGACACAAAATCAAAAATATGATTTGGCTCGTAAAGCCCTTGAAACTCGATTCAAGATTCAAGAAAACCAGAAAGTTGATCAGGTTTATAAGATTGACTTGGATGCATTCCTTACTCCAGTTCGCAAAGAGGATGAAGGAAATGATTTGTGGAGTGTGTTTAATCTCGTACAAGAGCGTGTAGTTACAGGAGATTTTGATTATGTTTCCGGTGTTAAGATGCGTAAAGCTCGTGAGATTAAGAACTTTAAGCAAGATTTAGATGTAAACCAAAAGCTCTTTGAGGTAGCGAAAGAATTCGCAGCATAAGAGCACTGCCATGTTGTTTGAGGGGGGAGGAAGAAAACCTCCCCCCAATTTCAATAATATTTACACAATGCCCCTTAATAAAAACCCTTATACTATGCGTACTAAAGATGTAGTTGAAATGATTTTATCAAAAGCTGATGATTATCAGCTAAGAAGTGAGGTTAGGTCTGAAGCAATGGCTATTTTAAGGGAAAACCCTAACATTGACACAGGATCAGCTTATTTAATGGCTGCTATCGAATGGGATGTAGCATGAAAAATTATTGGACTTATAATACCACTATTGGTAATCTAGAAGTTAACTATATTTATGTCCGACATGGACATTAACAAAATATTTGGGGCTTTTAATTCTGAGAGTGGAGATAATGACTTCCCTATGCCTAAGTTTATTAAGGATATGGAAGATAATCACCCTAGATATTATCTAGGAATGTTTTCTAAACTTATCAATAACCACCTTAATTATCAACAAGGATTAATCCAAATGTTTCAAGCTGCTGATCCTAAACTTAACATAGAGGATATTAAAGCAGCAGGTGAAAATATGTTGTATAATAGAGCTTGGGATTATATCTCCCAGTTCAATATAGAAGATAAGTATTGTGAGGAAATTCTTAAAAAAGAGGGTTCTTCTAAATTAGAATATGCTATTATTTCTTCAATAACTTATTTTGAAAAAGAGGAAGAATATGAAAAGTGTGCTTTTCTTAAAAAACTCCTTGATTTTCTAGATTCTCGTTCGTAACTTCAAATTAAATTTATGTAAAAATGTATTTTAGAGACCACATTACCAAAAAACTCGAAAACCTCGAGGCAAAGTTAAAGCACATCGAATTCCACACTACACGAGGAAATAAAGATGAGATTATTAAAACAAAGACTCAGTGTGAAGATTTAGTTGAGGAGATTAAGGCAGCAATTCAACGTGAGCCCATGACTTCTAACGAACAAAACCGATACTAATGCTTACAGCCGAACAAATTCAATCCAATTGGGAAGAATTCTGCAAGAATATTACCGAGCACATTACAGGTGATAGAAAGAATAAACTTATTGCATTCTATAAAAAATATGAGGACCGCATCATGATGATGCCTGCTGCCCATAAAAAAGAATATCACAATGCCTTCCCAGGTGGTTATGTTGAACACGTAAATCGAGTTGTCCGTTGTGCTCTTAAGCAAGCCAAATTGTGGGAAGAAGAAGGGGCAGACATGTCTACCTTCACTACAGAAGAACTCGTATTCTCTGCTATTAATCACGATTTGGGTAAAATGGGTAGTGAAGAACATGAATCTTATATTCCTCAAACAGATAAATGGAGAAAGGATAAATTAGGGGAAGATTATATGTTCAATAAACAAGTCCCATTTGCTTCAGTCCCCGATCGAGGTTTATTTATGCTTCAATCTCATGGTGTTCAATATTCATTTAATGAGATGCTAGCAATCCAAACTCATGACGGTTTGTATGATGAAGCAAACAAAAAGTATCTTCACGCTTTTATGCCCGAACAAAAGCCACGCACTTCACTTCCATTTATTCTTCATCAGGCGGATTTAATGGCAGCTCGTATTGAATTTGAGCATGAATGGTTACCTAAGTTTAAAAATTCCGTGCCTACCCAGGAAGAGAATTTTACATTGACGAAAGAAACAAAAAAATCGACAAAAGATAAAGCACTTTCACAACTTGAAAGTAAAGGACTTAAAGATTTATTTGACAAATTATAATGGAAATAATTATTATAAGCATATTAGGTGTATTGGTTGTAGCCCTCGGGTTTACAACCTTTAACCTTCTCCGTAAAAACGAAAAACAAGAAGATATTCTTGCTAGTTATATAACCTATCTCGATCAATTTAGTAGAATAATAGAACTCTCAGACGAAAGACTTAAAAAAATTGATGAACGAGGAATTTTTAAGAGCGATGATGAGATAGGGTTCATGTATGAACAAATCAAAGAACTTCAGAGAGTTCTATCCAACTTTAGGGTAGAAAAATTATGAGCGAACCAGTAAAAAGAAAAAGAAAAAAAAAGACTAAAAATCAATATTTTACACAAGCAACAGAAGATGCTATAGTAAGATATAATAATTGTCGTGATTTTGAAGAGCGTAGTGAGATCTATCGTAAAGATATTCACTATGCTTTTTTTAAACTTACCGAAAATATCATTCATACTTTTAAATTTTATTATACAGAAGTAGATGACATTGAACACCTCCAACATGAGGTAATTACATTTTTATTAGATAAAATCCATTTATTTGATCCTACACGTGGGGCAAAAGCATTCTCATACTTTGGGACAATTGCTAAGCGATACTTGATTATACAAAATACTAAAAACTATAAGAAAAGAGTAGACAAAGCCCCGGTTGATGAGTTACATCATAATTTAGATTATTCATATGACATAGATTATGATCCTATGGAAAAAGATAGAGATTCAATGTTTATGGATGAATATGTAGATTATTGTAATTCAGTTCTCCCCGATTTATTTCCTAAATTAAAGGATGCTCAAATAGCAGATGCTATTTTATCTATATTTGCTTCTAGGGAAAGTTTAGATGTATTTAATAAAAAAGCACTATATATCTACATAAGAGAAATGGTAGATGCTAAAACTCCTCAAATTACCAAAGTAGCTACTAAATTAGGAGATATTTATAAAGAACACTATATCTTTTATAAAGAACATGGGTATACGAAGTTTGAGGATACTTCATATTTATAAACATGGGACAATTAGACAAAAAAATATTTGGTAGGAAAAAATTCTCTGATATTTTAGAGGAGATTTACTTAAACCAAAAGAAAAAGGAAGAGCAAATTTCTACTTTAATATCTGAATTGAAGCCTTTGATTCAAGATATTGGGGATGCTACTTTGGTTGTACCACTTTTAAAAGAATATTTGGAAATTTCTGTTAAAAATGATGAGCAACTCATCAAAATGGCTACTATTATTCAACGTGCTGTTCAAAGTGAAACAACAGATGATGGTAGTTTTGGTATGACAGAGGATGAAAAACAACAGTTATTGAATGAAGTAAAGAAATTTAATGACGATAAAAATAAAAAGTAATGCCTAAATTAAAGTATGGTGTTGGGGGGTTTGCTAGTTATGCTAGAAATCTTACAAGTGACCTAACGGACCTTGTTATCCCTCAGGAAATACAAACTTTTAGGGTAAAAGATATTATTTTAAGTAAAGATCATCCTCAATTTAAGTTATATGGAGAATGGGGAGCAATTGGGATGATTATAATGGAAGAGGTAAATAGTCCTAATGATAGTAGTGAAGGGTTAAAGGTAGCATACCCATTATTTCCTAATATAAAACATTATCCTTTAATTAATGAAGTTGTAGTTGTTATAGATTTGCCTAATAATAAAGCTGAGACTTCTCCTAATTCTAAAATATCTTATTATTTTCCTCCAATAAACATTTGGGGAAGCCAACATCATAACGCCATTCCAGGATATTCAAATCCCCCCTTTTCTCTTACTAAATCAATTTCTCAAATTCTGGGGGGTTCTCCTAATAAAGTAACAGAAAAAACTGAAGAGATAAATTTAGGAGGTACTTTTATAGAACAATCCAGTATAAATCCCCTACAACCTTTTGAAGGTGATTATATTATAGAAGGTAGATTTGGACAATCTTTAAGATTTGGTAGTAGTGAAGGTAAAGATCCCATTACTAAAATTAGAAATGGACAAGGTGAAACTACTACAGAAGGTTGGGTTACTATAGAAGAAGATATAAATTTAGACAGTGGTTCTATTTACCTAACTTCAACCCAACAAGTTAATTTAGAACCTAATATTTTTAACTATGATTCATATACTAGCTCACTAGCACCCGAATTAGTTCCTGATTATTCTTCTCCCCAAGTTTTAATTAATTCCGGGAGGTTGGTTCTAAACGCTAACACAGATAGTGTATTATTAAGTTCTGCTAAATCTATAAATTTAAATTCTCAAAATTCTGTTAACGTAGACAGTAAAAATCAATTTGTGGTTAATTCACCAAACATTTTATTAGGTGATAAGAAAGCCACTGAGCCCTTATTAAAAGGTGACATTACTATAGAATTATTATCTGAATTAGTAGATGAATTAAGAAAATGGATGGGACAATTTAATAATAATTCTTCTCCTTATTTAGCTTATATGATTCCTTCTACAACTCCTTTAGTTAATACCTTGGTTAAACTAAAAACTGATCTAGAAACTAAAACTAAATCTAAAGTAAGTAAAACTATTTAATGGCTAAAATACAAGAAGATATTATCAATAGTTCTCTTCCTGGGGAATTGAAAAAGCAAGGAGTATATGCTCTAATAGTTTTGGTAACTAATTTAGCTATGAAATTTGCTGAAAAGATAATACCTGCTTTGGAGAAACAGTTAATTAAATTGGAAGGAGATTGTCCTACTCCTGAAGAGTTGGTGAAAGTGGTTAATATTAGAAACAATGTGTTAGACCAGGCTAATACTATATCTAAAATATTAAAAGGAATTACATTTACTGTTGGTTTATCTAAACTAGGAATAGATACTTTAGTTAAATTGATAATAGCATTAAAAACTGCTAAAATAACAGCATCATTAGCAGCTAAACTCCTCCCAGTGGTACCGGGGGCGGTTCCAGCCGCTATAAGTGATTTAGATGATATAATCACAGAAAAAACTTTTGATAGATTTGGCAATCCTAAAATTCCCCCTACAAAATTTGCACTTGACAGTATTTCAGTTCCTCTAGCTTTAATGTCATTTTATATAAACGAATTTATTATAAAATTAAATTCTTTAGACGATAAAATTAAAAATTGTAATACTGACCCCAATTTAGATTTACCTTTACCTTCATCCGAATTAGTTGAAATATCTAAAGCTCAGAAACAAGCTGAAGAATCTCCCAATTTATCAGAATATCAGGGATTCATTTTTGAAATAGAAGAAGTTCCCTTTTCTCCTACAGTAAATAGAAAAAGAGCTTTAGGTAAAAATCAAGATGGTATTACTTTAATACAAACCGAATTATCATTTACCCCTTCAGATGAAGTATTAATCAACGAATTAAAATTTATTATCGATAGAGATAATTTAAAAGCTTATTAAGTATAATATTTATAAATAATGAAACCACAAATTTTTAAAAAGTTAATTAAAGAAGCAGTAAAAGAGGCAATTCAAGAAGAGTTGAAAGAAGTATTACTAGAAGCAGTTAAAGCTCCTAAACAAGTCAATACTTACCAACCTATGAATGAAACCCTTCCTAAAGTTTCAACTCCTGTTAGTGAAGATAGAAGAGCAAAATATGCTAACATTTTAGGAGAAACTGCGGCTCAATTTACTAGCCAAGATATTCAGAAATTTAACCCACAAGGGGCTATGCCTGGGGGAGATTTGCCTAAAGGTGAATTAGGTATGGATCAAATTATGGGCTTATTAAAAAAATAATAAATGGCAATAGAAATAGGAAATATACCAGCACTTGACCAAAACCCAGTTGTAGGGATTGGTCTAGCTATTCCTTTCCAATCTACTGCTACCTCAGGTTCTGATTCTATTTTTAGGATTAATTATACTACAGCTGAGCAGGTTAAGTATAATATGATTAATTATTTTCTTACTAATAAAGGGGAAAGAGTGTTTAATCCTAATTTTGGGGGAGATATATCTCGTTATGTATTTGAACCTAATGATCCTGCAACAACAGAAATTTTAAAAAAGGGAATTGAAGACGATATTAAATTAATATTCCCTATGGTTAAGTTAAAAGAGGTTATAGTTACTTCAGATCCCGAATATCATAATATAACTGTTCAAATATTTTATTCGGTATTCTCTAGTTTAGATGAGTTTATAGAATTTAACATACCATTATAATGTCATACGATTCAATTATAAATAAAGGAATTAATAGGGATATAAAATATATTAATAGGGATTTTTCTAACTTTAGAACAAACCTTATTGAATTTGCTAAAACTTATTTCCCCAATACAGTTACTGATTTTAGTGCCACTTCTCCGGGTACTATGTTTATTGAAATGGCATCGTATGTAGGTGATGTATTATCTTTTTATACAGATAATCAAATTCAAGAAAATTTTATTCAATATGCTAAACAAGTAAATAATTTATACGATTTAGCTTATATGATGGGATATAAACCCTCAGTTTCAACAGCTGCTTCTACAGATATTGAATTATTTCAAACAGTTCCTGCTATATACAATTCTACTTTAAACCAAAATGTACCTGATTTTAGGTATGCTTTGGCTATTAGTGAAAATACTTCAATAGGAGGAAATAACGGTCCTTCCTTTTTAATCCAAAACAGAATAGACTTTAGCGAATCCAGTTCATTAGACCCTACAGAAGTTTCTGTATATGAAATTTCAGGTGATCAACCTGTTTCATTTTTGTTAAAGAAAACTACAAAAGCTATATCTGCTACTATTAATACTACTACTTTAACTGTAGGAGAACCCGAAAAATTCCTTACTAGAAACATTGTAACATCTAACCCTTTAGGCATTTTAGATATTACGGATAGTGATGGAAATGAATGGACTGAGGTAGATTATTTAGCACAGGAGACAGTGTTTGAGACAATAAAAAATACTAATTCTTTCCCTAATGATCCTAATACCCAAAATGATTCAAGTGAAGTTGGTGAATTATTACGATTAAAAAAAGTACCTCGAAGATTTGTTAGTAGATTTGTAAGCAGTAATAATTTAAATAGTGGATCTGCTACTTTACAATTACAATTTGGGGCAGGAAGTACTAATGACTATGATGAACAAATAGTACCTAACCCCAATAATGTAGGAATAGGATTACCTTATACTCAAGATAAACTTACTACTGCATATTCACCATCAAATTTTATGTTCACTGGGACTTATGGGGTGGCTCCTTCTAATACTATATTAACAATAAGATATTTAACAGGGGGTGGAATAGGGGCTAATGTTCCTGCTAATACTTTAAATACTATAAATACTACCTCTAATATATTATTTACTACAGATAATTTAGATTCTACTTTAGCTCAAACTACTTTTAATTCTTTAGCAGTAAATAACCCTAATGCTGCAACCGGAGGAGGAAATGGAGATACCGTAGAAGATTTAAAAATTAATTCATTAGCTAATTATGCTTCTCAACTTAGAAGTGTAACTCAAGAAGATTATTTAGTAAGGGCTTTAAGTATGCCTTCTCAATATGGGTCTTTAGCAAAAGTTTATATTGAATCTCAAAAATTAGATAACCTTTCTTTAGGAGAAAAACCTTCAATATTAGATTTATACACATTAGCTTATAATGATGATAAAAAGTTAGTAAATGCCTCAAGTACTTTAAAACAAAATTTATCTACTTACTTATCTCAATATAGAATAATAAATGACTCTATTAGGATTAAAGATGCTTTTATTATTAACATAGGGGTTAATTTTGAAATTGTAGTATTACCTAATTTTAATAGTAATGAAGTACTCACTCAATGTATACTTAAGCTACAAAATTATTTTAATGTAGATAATATACAAATTAATAAACCTATATTGATTAATGAATTGTATAGTCTTCTTAACTGTTCTGATGACTTAAAAGGAGTCCAAAATGTTAAAAAGATTGAAATTATAAATAAAGTAGGAGAAAGTTTAGGTTATTCAAAATATGCATATGATGTAAAAGGAGCTACTCAAAATAATGTAGTTTATCCTTCCCAAGATCCTTCAATTTTTGAAGTTAAATTTCCTAATACCGATATTAAAGGTAGAGTAGTACCATTATAAAAATAAATTATGGCAGTATATAAATTATTCCCCGAAAAAGACTCATCAATTTACTCAGGATTTCCTTTAATGAATACTGGGTTAGATGAGATTCTAGAGGTTTCTACTTTTTATAATACTATTTTTCCTGAGGTTAGTAGATATTTAATTAAATTTTCTCAAACAGAAATTAATGATCTTTTAGAAAACAAAATAGGAAATAAACAATTTCAGGTTAATCTAAGAAATTATATAGCTAATATTACAGGAATAAACACAGATACTACTTTAGAAGTATGGCCTGTTTCTGGTTCTTGGAATATGGGTACGGGGAGGTATTCAAATAATCCTATTACTACTAATGGGGTTTCTTGGGTTTATAGATCAAGTGAAGGTGTAAATGCTTGGCCTACTTCTTATAATACTTATGTAACTGCTTCTTATAGTGGGTCTAACACAGGAGGAGGGGCATGGTATACGGGCTCAATATTAGGATTAGAATTAACAGCATCCCAAGTATTAAGTTATTCTAGCGAAAAAGATTTAAATGTCAATGTTACTAATACTGTATTAACTTGGTATAGTTCATCAGATAGTGGAATTGTAAATGATGGTTTTATAGTTAAACAAAGTAATGATAATGAGTTTGTGGCCAATAATGATTACGTTACTACTGTAAAATATTTTTCTATAGACACCCATACTATATACCCACCGCAACTCGAATTCAAATGGCAGGATTACATATATAACACTGGTTCATCGTCTAATACAATTATTAATACATCCCGAATGATGGCTACATTAGATAATAATGCCGGTACTTATAGAAGGGATAGTGTTGAAAAAATTAGGATTAATTCTCGACCTCAATTTCCCCAAAGAGTATTCCAAACAAGTTCGATTTATACTACAAATTATTATCTCCCCACAGCTTCATATTATGCTGTTAAAGACTTAGATACTAATGAATTTGTAATTGATTTTGACACAACTTATACTCAAATAAGCGCAGATAGTGAAAGCAGTTACTTTACTCTCTATATGAACGGGTTGGAACCAGAAAGATATTATCAAATTTTAATTAAAACTAATATTGGTGGTGAAACTTTAGTATTAGATGACAATTATTACTTTAAAGTTATAAATGGCTAATCATTCTACACATAATTCAGGAAGTGAGCTAAAGTTAAGTAAAAAACTTTATAATAAATCAGCTTACCTTAATACTATTAATAATTCATTTACTGAGTTACTTCCTGTAGTACCGGTTTCTCCTGTGGATGATGTAAGTGTAGGAGAATTTTTCCAAATATATGATAATTTATTTTATGAAATTCCTAAAAAAGGAGAAGTAAATTCCCATGAATATTTAATTAAACAAAGTACAGATTATATAGGAGCTCAAGATGTTTCTAATGAAATACAAGCTTTATTAGACGAAATAACATTTTTAAGAGAAGAAAATCTTACTTTACAACAAAATATTATAGATCTAACAACAGATGATAACACTAACACCACTCAATAACCCCGAGGGAGTAACCCAACAAGAATATAATTCTTCCCAAGAGGTACTTATTCCTGTGGTGAATTCTACTTCAGAATTTAACCCTGTTACAGATAAAGTAATTTTTTCTGTTGAATCTCCTACTGCTGAGTTGTTAGATAGTAGACAGATTTATAAGTATACTATAAGAAATTATAAAAATACTTTAAATGAAAATGAAATTTCTTCAGTAGTAGTATATCCTGAAAATGATGCCAAAGAAACAGGGTATGATGAAGGTAATTTTAATGTTTATTATAATTTTTATAGAACAGGGCTTAAATCTGATGAATATAAGTTTTTTATTCAAGAAATTTCTCCTAGTAGGACTGAATTAAGGCTTTCTGTAAATAATGTTTCTAATGAAGAGATTAGTTCTTTAGTACAAGAATTTCAAATCCAATTAGAAGGTATAGATTTTAAAGATTTTTACATACAAGTAAAAGGGAGATATTATATAGCTAATAATATCTTATTAGATACTACTTCAGTTCCTAATACTATTTTAATAAAATTATATGAACCTTTACCAACCTCAATTACTAGAAATACTCAATTACAAGTAGTATTTGAAGTAGCTGAGACTGTAGGATTTAATATAAACTTTCCCCCTATTCCTATTAGGATAGAAGAGGATATAGAATATATAAAAGGTCCCAACTTTAGCTACCAATTATCAGATCAAGTAAATAATTCAACTTTAGAGCAAGATTATAATTCTTTAATCAATAATAATCAATTAACTTCTTCTTATAATGAGTTAGAAAATATTTTAAATCAAAAAGGAATTAAAGTTAATATAGATTATTCTAATTTTGATAACTTTATTCAATTTAGTTCTGCTGAACAAAGATTAAGGAATTTTTATTATAAAGTAGGGCAAATAGAAGAATATAATACTAATATAGCCCTTATAAATTCTATTACAGGTTCTACCTCATCCTCTTTACAAACATCTTCTAGTAGGACTACATATGAAGCCCAAATAACAGATATAATAAAGAATTTTGATGGATATGAAAATTATCTCTACTACACCTCAGGAGCTTTGGCTTATCCTAAATCAAATTCTACTCAACCTTATACTTTACAATCTACAGGAAGTAGTGAAGTATTAACTTGGTTAGGAAGTACAAGTGAAACTTCTAGTAATTATGGGGGTAGATTACTTACAGCATCTTTTTATGATGATGAAAATCAAGATAACTTATTAAATACTATTCCTAATTACTTAAGAGAAGATCCTGCTAATGCAGGTTATGAACTTTTCTTAAATATGATAGGTCAACATTTTGATATAATTTATTCATATATTAATACTATAACAGAAAAATATAATGCTGATAATAGGTTAGATTATGGTATATCAAAAGATTTAGTTGCTGATGCACTAAGAGGAGCAGGATTAAAATTATACCAAAACAACTTTTCTTCAGATAATTTATATTCAGCATTATTAGGGATAAATGCAGAAGGAAATTTATTACCCCCTACAGGATCAGAAGTAATTGAAACTTATGTTACTGCTTCTAATAGTGCAATTCCTTTAGAAAATATAAATAAAGAAACTTATAAACGTTTATATCATAATTTACCCTATATTTTAAAGAAAAAAGGTACCGTTGAAGGTTTAAGAGCTTTAATTAACTGTTTTGGTATCCCCGATACTATTTTAAAAATTTCTGAATTTGGGGGGAAAGATAAAGATAACTCAAATGATTGGGATTATTTCCAAAACAAATTTAATTATGCTGCTTACATTAGTAGTTCATCGCCTAATAGTAATGTAGAAATAAACTGGAATGTAAATAATAATTGGAATAGTTATGGTGATAATCCTGAATCTATATTTTTTAGGTTTAAATTAGAAGATACTCTCCCCTCAGAAAATAAGTATAGTATAGTTTCTTATAACGAAGGAGCAGGCCTATTTTATCTAACTTTAGACTATACTGGATCTGGTTATAGTAGTGGGTCCTACCCAGGTTCAATTCCTTCTGCTTCTAAGGATTATGCTACTTTATCTTTATGGAATAACACTACTAAACTTACTAGTATTGATGCTCCTTTTTATGATGGGAATTGGTGGGGAGTTCATGTTGCTAGAGAAGGAGTATTTACAAATGCAGAAGTGGTTTTAAGAGCTGCTAATTCTATATATAATGGGAATGATGGGTTTAAAATAGGATATGCTACTAGTAGTATTATTATAGATGATTTCCAATCATGGATTAATCCATTTTTTGCTAAAATTAATTTTTTCTATGATAGTAATATTAGTGTTCCCTTAGGGGGAAATAACTATTATGGGTTAACTGGATCCCTTCAAGAAATAAGATTTTATAATGTAACTCAAAGTGAAGCTACATTCCATGATTATGTAATGAATCCTTATTCTATTGAAGGCATCAATTATTCATCATCTGCAGATAATCTTATATTTAGAGCTCCCTTAGGAAGTGATTTAAATACCTCTACAGGTACTTTGGTTTCAATTCATCCCAAAATAACAGGTTCATATGTTACTAATTCATTTAATAGTAATAGTAACTATACTGTTAATTCTGGTGTGGTTTTTTATCCCCAAACCGAAACTATTTATTATGATCAACCTGCAGTAGGTATTAAAAATCGTATTTCTGAAAAGATTAGGACCCAAGAGTTAAGTTTACCTTCAACTGGTGATACTTTATCTCCTTATAGAAGCATTCAACAAAACTACCCCCAAAGCAGTAGTGCCTATACCAAAGATATTAATTATGTTGAAGTAGCACTTTCACCCCAAAACGAAATTAATGATGACATTAATGCTAGTTTAGGATACTTTAATATAGGGGATTATATTGGAGACCCCCGCCAATTCACATCAGCATCTACTTCATATCCTGATTTGGATAGATTACGAGATTCTTACTTTGAGAAATATTATAAAAATTATAATTGGAAAGATTATATAAGACTTATTAAATATTTTGATAATTCTTTATTTAAAATGGTACAAGATTTTGTACCTGCAAATTCAGGGTTAGCTACGGGAGTTGTAATTAAACAACACTTATTAGAAAGAAATAGACAACGCCCCGCACAAGTTGAATTTTCTCAATATGATTATAGTTCTTCTATAGAATCTGGGTTTATAAGTGGGGGAACTGGGGGTACGTTTAGTGAATTAAATGTATTAGGCAATAATCCTGAAGGTCAATCCCAGGGTTATACTAATAAATTGGCTCCTTTTGTTACCCAAAGTTGGACATATGATGTAGATACTCAATTTGGACCTCAAATATTAACTCAATCTACTCAAGATGAATTTTATAATGGGGAATTTAGCGGTAGTAATTTTATAGCTACTACAGGGGAATTAAATGATGAAAATACTTCTAAAAAACCATCTGTTATAGAAATTAATTATGATATTATATTTTTTACTAGTAGTGTAACCCCTTTATCTCCTTTTACTAATCCTTCATCAGCACCCAATCAAGGTGAAATATATTTATGGTATGATACTGGAAGTTATGTTAATCCGGGACAAGGAAATCCTACTAGTGAAACTCAATTATCATCTTTAGGGGGATAAAAAATAAAATAAAAAATGGCAGCAGCACCACCAGATAATCCAAATTATGGTCAAGTCTTTACTAAAGGGGTAAAATATATAAAAATCCACAAATTAGACAAGGACGGGGAGAACTATGGACCCCAATTAGCTTCTGCCGATAAAATTAAAATAAATTATAATGATATTGGATCCGTCCAGTATGATATATTAACTACCCAACAACAAGGGGATTATTACTTAATGGGAATTATTCCTCAAGAAAATACTTCTTCTTTAAATAATATTAAAGATTGGGATGTTAATTTAGTAAAATCTCCTCTT